ATAGGATTCAAATTGAAGAACAGTTAGGTACGCCGTTGCCGCCACAAGATGAACAGCTACCACCAGAGATTGAAGGGCAACTGTCTCGTTTATTGGCAACTGCATCTGACCAGTTATTACAAAAGAATCAAGTTGAAGCGCAGCAAGAACAAGCGCAACAGCAAGCGCAAGACCCCATTGTGCAGATGCAACAGCAAGAAATGCAGCTTAAACAAGGTGAGTTACAACGCAAAGCAGCTAAAGACGAAGCAGACAACCAGATTGCTAAAGCTGAACTACAGTTAGAGACAGCTAAACTTGTTGCTATGGGTGTTAAAGACGAAGCTGAGTTAAATCTTAAACGGATTGTTGAAAGCGCTAAACTAGAATCAGGCGATAAACAGGCGTTGCAAAAACTTATTACTTCTGGCGTTAAAGACGAAGCTGAGTTAAATCTTAAACGCATGGTCGAAGGCGCTAAAATAGGAAACATGGCGGGTAACAGTAATGAGCCTACTGATCAATGAACCTATTTCAAGTAGTACATAAAGAGATAAATGAAAAACAAGACCTTTTACTTGATAAGTTAAGTAGTGGTACTATAAAAGACCATGCTGAATATAGCTATGTATGTGGAAATATTAGTGCACTACGAGGTATAACAGCGTATATTACTGAACTAGAATCAAGAATTGAGGATGATTAATGAGTAATGTCGAACCTATAGATAAAGAAACGTCTGCAACAGCAACCCAACTTCCTACGCCGCAAGGATACCGCGTTTTATGTGCAGTACCTGATATAGATGATACGTTTGACAACGGCATCATTAAAACAACTGAAACTATTAAAACAGAAGAAATACTAGCAACAGTGTTGTTCGTGGTCGAATTAGGCCCAGATTGTTATAAAGACATTGATAAATTTCCTAGCGGCCCATACTGCAAGAAAGGAGATTTTGTATTAATTAGACCCCACACAGGGACTAAAATAAACATCCACGGTAAAGCATTTCGTCTTATTAACGACGATTCTGTAGAAGCTGTGGTTGATGACCCACGAGGGATACAAAGACAATAACTGTAATTAAGAGGATAATGTAATGCCACAAACAGCATTAGAAAACGAAGACGACATTGTTGAAGGTGTAGAAGAAGAAAAAGAATTTGATATTGTTGTAGAAGACGATACTCCTGAAGAAGACCGTGACCGAGAACCTATGCCAGAAGAAATTGTGGATAATCTCGAAAAAGACGAGCTTGAAGAATATTCTGTAGAAAAATCCAAACAACTTAAAAAAGTATGGCACGACGAGCGCAGAGCTAAAGAAGAAGCTCAACGCGAACGCGATGCTGCAACTACTTATGCTAAACAACAGCTAGAAGAGAATAAAAAACTAAGGGCTGACCTAAATAAAGGCGAAGTGTCTTTAATGGAAAACAGCAAGTCTTCTGCAGAGCATGAGTTACAGCTTGCTACAAAAATGTATAAAGAAGCGTTTGAAGCTGGCGAGTCTGAGCAAGTTGCTCAAGCCCAAGCTAAAATGGTATCCGCGCAATCTAGGTTACATGCAGCAGAAACTTATGAGCCTCAATATGTGCAAGAAGAAGAGACCGAAAACACTCAAGATTGGAGTGTCCAACCCCAACAACAACCACAACCAGAGCAACAAGTTGACTATAAAGCGTTGGCTTGGCAAGACAAAAATAAGTCTTGGTGGGGCAATAATAGGAAGATGACAAGTTTTGCATTTGGAATGCATGAGGAGCTAATATCGCAAGGTGTTGATCCCAATGCAGATTCAGATAAATATTATAGTAGCATTGACAAAGAAATGCGGTTAAGATTTCCTGAAGAGTTTGATGAAGGGTCAACAGAAGCAGATACGTCACCCCGTACTGCAGCGAAAGCAAAAACTGTTGTGTCTTCTGCGAAACGTACTACAAAATCAAAGAGAGTAGTGCTAAAAGATTCTGAAGTTAGACTGGCACATCGTCTAGGATTAACCCCCGAAGACTATGTTCGTGAAAAATTAAAATTAGAAGGATAGCGTGATGGAAGATACAAAACCAAAAGGTCGATTGAATCGAACTAAGCGGGATGTAGAAACCCGCGCTACGCAGGAGCGACCCAAACAATGGAAAGCACCTGAGATACTGCCTGTAATAAACGAAGAGGAAGGCTATTCCTACCGTTTTATTCGCACCAGCACTATGGGAGTGCCTGATGCTAAGAATGTATCCGCTAAATTTAGAGAAGGTTGGGAGCCTGTAAAAGCATCAGATCACCCAGAGGCTTTTGCAATGACCGACCAGAACAGTCAATTTGAGGATTCGATAGAAATAGGTGGGCTACTTCTCTGCAAAACTGACGAGGAGCTTACTAAACAGAGAGATGAATATTACTCCCAGAAAACTGGGCAAGTAATGGAATCTGTCGATAATAACTTTATGCGTGACCAAGACCCTAGAATGCCGATGTTTAATGATCGCAAATCAAAAACAACTTTTGGCAAAGGGTAGCGGCGCGTTAATTTTTCTGTTTATAAGCAAAGGAGCTTAAAATGGCATATCCAACCGTTGACGGGCCTTACGGCCTAGTCCCGATAGGATTAGTAGGCGAACGCGCTTTTAATGGGGGTTTTACCCAGAAAGGTATTGCGTCTGAATATGCGACTACCATATTTCAGGGTGATATCGTTAAAGGCGTTGGTGGAGGTACTGTAGAAAAAGATACAGGAACCACAGCTTGCACTCCTAACGGAATATTTGTCGGGTGTTTTTTTACCGACGCAGCATCAGGCCCAAGATATCAAAATTTTTGGCCTGCAAGTCAAGTAGCAACGGATGCAGTAGCATACATTGTTGATGACCCAAATATATTGTTTAAGATTGCAATTACATCTTCTGGTGTAGTTATCAGTTCTTTGGCAATAACTGACATAGGCGCAAACTTGCAAATCACGCAAACTGCGGGAGCCACTATTAATGGTGTATCTCGTGTGTCTGCTGATGACACGTCTGCAACGACTAACACTTTTCCTCTACGAGTCATAAGTCTAGTTGAAGAAACTCGCAACGCTGCTGGTGGTTACACCGAAGCGATATGCAAGTGGAACGCTGGGCATCAATATGGCGCAGTACTAGGCGTTTAAGGAGTAATTTGAGATGACTATAAGCAGAGCGCAAATGCTCAAAGAGCTTTTACCCGGTCTTAATGCTCTTTTTGGGCTTGAGTACAACAGGTATGGCGAGGAGCATAAAGATATCTACGAGTCAGAAACTTCAGAACGAGCGTTTGAAGAAGAACAGAAACTATCTGGTTTTTCTGCAGCACCCGTTAAAGCTGAAGGTTCCGCAATTGAATATGACAATGCACAAGAGTCATACACAGCGCGGTATACACACGAAACTATTGCGATGGGATTTTCAATCACAGAGGAAGCTATAGAGGATAACCTTTATGACTCTCTTTCTGGTCGATATACCAAAGGTCTAGCTCGTGCGATGGCTTACACAAAGCAGGTTAAAGGATCTAATGTCTTAAACCGAGCTTTTAACAGCACGTACACATATGGAGATGGAAAAGTGCTTTGCGCTACAGATCATCCACTTGTGTCTGGTGGAACTAACTCAAACCGTCCTGCCAATGCCGCAGATTTGAATGAGACTTCTTTGGAAGCCGCTATCATTCAGCTTGCTAGTTGGACTGACGAGCGTGGACTTTTAATAGCCGCAAAAGCTAAGAAGCTAATTATCCCAGCAGACCTTATGTTTGTTGCGGAGCGACTAATGAAAACGCCTAACAGAGTTGGAACTTCAGATAACGATATCAATGCCATTAAATCAATGGGTATAGTTCCGGGGGGATTTGCAGTTAATAATTTCCTCACAGATACTAACGCTTGGTTTTTGACCACTGATATTCCAAACGGACTGAAGCATTTTACTCGTGCCCCAATGTCTACTTCCATGGACGGTGATTTTGACACCGGAAATGCTAGATATAAAGCGCGTGAAAGATACTCGTTCGGTGTGTCTGATCCATTAGGAATCTTCGGGTCACCCGGATCTTCTTAATAATACTTTGCAGTATATGAGAGGGGGCCTTGTGCCCCCTTTCTTTTTTGTGTACTCTCAAGACTATCTAGGAATTATTTAGCTATAACGACTGCCCTAGCAGACACTTATTATGACGTTATAGTGAAACCTTTAATAAGGAGGTCAGCCAAATGGCTAATTCAACTTTTTCCGGCCCAGTTCGATCCGAAGATGGGTTTACTAAAATATCAAAAGCTGCTGGCACAGGCGTTATTACAGAAGGCTCTAGTTATTCAGCAAACGCTTCTATTACAGGAACGCTTGGGATTACAGGTGTAACTTCTGCTACTGGCGGTATTGTTATTGGCGCTGCAAGCAGTCTCCAACTAATTGGTGTTACTGCAACTACAGCAACAATCGCTGTAACAGATGATACAAACACTATCGTCACAATCGCTCAACCTGCGGGAACTATTCTAAAAGATTTAATAGCTTACCCTGCTGGAAACCTTGTTACAGCTGGATCTAGTGGTAACGATCTTGACATTTCTATTGGTACAGCATCTGCTGGCGCACAGCTACTAGCTGCTACTGCAATACTTGATGATGGTGGTGCTGCTGTAACTTGGACAGCTAACGTACCTCTTTACATTATTAAAGATTCTCATGGTACTGCTGCTAACCAATTTGCAACTACAGGAGTTGGCCCTAAAGGTGGCCCAGCTACTACAGAAGCTATTGTTATTGCAGGAGCGTTATATAGCGCAGCCGCAAGAAACATTTTTGTTACTTTACGTCCAATAGGGGCTGATTTGGCTACTGCCGCAACTACTGTTAAGTATATTGCTGTTTTCCAAACATTGTAATAATGGTGGGGAGGTAAAACTCCCCTAGTTGCAGGAGTAAGGTATGAAGATGAAGAAAAAGATGAAGTACAACATGGGCGGCAAGGTCATGAAGTACAACAAGGGTGGTATGCCTGACTTAACTGGAGACGGCAAAGTAACACGGGCTGATGTCTTAAAAGGTCGTGGTGTAGAGCTAAATATGGGCGGTAAAGTACCTACTTACGCAGGTATGCCCATGATGGCTGAAGGCGGCGTAGTACCCAAAAAGAAAAAGAAAAAAGTCAGCAAAAAGAAGTCCATTGATGGTATTGCTAGACGAGGTAGAACTAAAGGCCGGATGGTCTAAGAGGGTTTAATTATGAGTGGAATTTCAGATGTAATCCCAGTAACGATCACCGCAGACACTGTAGCCTTAGATGCAGACGGTATATCAGTAGCCACATCTGTTGGCAATAATGCGGCATTAGTTATTGGTGGCGCTTTAGCCGACGGTGGTTCTGTTACACTTAGTCACGGAAGGATAGTCACTATTCTTTCTGCAGGCAATGATTCTGCAAAATCGTTTACTGTTACTGGAACAGATATTAATGGTGATGCTCAAGTAGAATCAATAACAGGCGCAAACGCAGGTACAGCTACTGGAGCCGTGTACTTTAAAACAATATCTGGCATTTCTGCAGTGGGTAATCCAGCAGGCAATGTCTCTGCGGGTGTTAATGCTTCGGCTGCCGATGTTATTTTTACAATGAGAAGCAGGCTAAAAGGCATGTTTCTAACCAGTACAGCAACAGCGGGAGAAGTTGATTTTCTTACAACTTCACCAACAGGGACAAGTATTATGCAGCTTAGTTCTGTTGGTGATGCTGATGCGACAAGAGATGTAACTATTCCTGATCAGGGTGTGGTGTTTACAGATGGTATTTACATACAGTACACAGTCTCAACCTTCTTAACTATGACAGTGTTCCATGCGTAATGGCTACTTCAGAAACAGCGGCGTTTAATTTAGATTTAAACGAAATAGTAGAAGAAGCATTTGAACGTGCAGGTTCAGAAATGCGTAGTGGGTATGACCTAAAGACAGCAAGGCGATCCCTTAATTTATTATTTGCTGAATGGGCTAACCGAGGCATTAATCTTTGGACAATAGAGGCAGGTACGCAAGTACTTACTTCTGGCACAGCAACTTACGATTTACCCCTTGATACCGTTGATGTTATTGAACATATTGTTAGAACAGGATCAGGTACTTCTCAATCAGATATAGCTATATCGCGTATGAGTGTTTCTAGTTATGCGTCTATTCCTAATAAAAATATTACGGGTAGACCCAATCAGATATATATTGACCGCAAAAGTGGGGCTACAGAAGGTAGTACAGTCAAATACCCACAATTTACACTATGGCCTGTACCTGATAGCACAGAAACTTACACATTAGCGTATTGGCGACTCACTAGGATACAAGATGCGGGGAATGGTGTTAACACACAAGACATACCTTTTAGGTTTTTGCCGTGTTTGGTCGCGGGTCTAGCTTATAATCTAGCATTAAAAATACCCGGAAGTGAGCAACGCATCCCTATGCTTAAATCTATGTACGATGAAGCATGGGCAGAAGCCTCAGATGAAGACAGAGACAGGTCGTCTTTCCGAGCAGCCCCTAGAATAGCGTATGTATAGATATGGCTAGTCGTTTTGCTTCAAATAAATACACCATTGCAGAATGCGATAGATGCGGGTTTCAATACAAACTAAAAACACTTAAAGAAATATTTGTACGGACTAGGAAAACAAATATACTGGTTTGTAAAACTTGCTGGGAGCCTGATCACCCACAAAACTTACAAGGCATGTACCCTGTTACTGATGCCCAAGCAGTACGAAACCCAAGACCCCCACAAGGCGTAGATGTAATAAATATCTTTCAGTGGGGGTGGGAGCCAGTTGGTTTTAATGATGTTGACGGGCTAGTACCAAACAATTTGAAAGGGACAGGCGAGATAGGTACTGTTATAGTAGATACAATAAATATCTAAGGAGTTGATATGAAAGTAAAAATCAAAGACATGAGCACTATTAAACCTTGTGCTATGCCTACCAACGCAGGGTATCCAAACAATATACCAAACACCCAAACCAAAAAAATGAAGGGTGCAGGTGCAGCAACTAAAGGTACTGGATTTAGTAATAAATCTAACTAATAGCAATGACATATGCAGAATTAGTTGCGGCAATAAAGTCATATACAGAGAGTGATTTTTCTACTGTAGATATAAACCTGTTTATCACACAAGCGGAAACGCGCATATACAACACTGTACAGATTGCGTACTTACGTAAAAATGTCACGGGTACAATAACAATCAATAATAAATATTTAGCTGTTCCTGACGATTGGCTAGACACTTATTCTTTAGCGTTGATAGATGGTAGTGGGAACTACAGCTACTTACTTAATAAGGACGTTAACTTTATTAGAGAGTCGTTCCCGTCACCTACAGCAACAGGCGTACCAGAGTATTATGCGTTGTTTGATGATAGCGCGTTTATACTAGGCCCAACGCCAGACACAGGGTATTCTGCAGAATTGCACTATTACTACTACCCGACATCAATCACAAACAATAGTACAGCTTCAAACACATCATGGATTGGCGATAACTACAGCACTGTCTTACTATATGGTAGTTTGCTAGAAGCTAATACTTTTCTAAAGGGTGAACCTGATGTGATGGAAGAGTACCAGAAACGATACGATGCTGCGGTAGGAGCGTTGAAACAACTTGCAGAGTACAAAAACCGCAATGACTCCTATAGGGCAGGTCAAGCAAGAAAAGCTACGTTATAAGGAGATGTTTTACTTATGGCTATAACACAAACAATGTGTACGTCATTTAAAAAAGAAATTCTTGAAGCAGTACATAATTTTAGTGCTTCTGGAGGCCATACTTTTAAGATAGCTTTGTATACGTCTAGCGCAACTATAGGGGCTGATACAACCGTGTTTACTACTGCAGGCGAAGCAAGCGGGACAGCTTATGTCTCTGGCGGGTATACCCTTACTAATATTGGCGCATCAAGCGGAGGAACTACGGGTTTTTGTGACTTTGAAGACGCTTTTTGGAATTCGTCTAGTATTACGGCAAGAGGCGCATTAATCTACAATAGTTCACAAAGTAGCAAGGCTGTATGTGTATTAAACTTTGGTTCTGATATAACAAGTAACCCAGATTTTAGAATACGTTTTCCAGTAAACGAAGCCTCTACAGCGGTAATTAGGATTACGTAATGGCGAATAGAACCAACAGTGGTTGGAGTCGAGGACAGTATTTTTCTGGGCCGTGGGGTCAACCTACTGTTGATAATATTGAAGTTACCAGTGTATCTGCTATTGGTGTTATTTCTTCAGTACAATTATGGAAAGCAGTTGAGGGGCCACCGTCCGTTACTTGGAGCACTATAAACGATGGACAAACACCTGTTTGGACAAGTGTAAGTACTTCACAAACACCTGATTGGTCAAGCAACATAGCTGCATAGAGGATATTTAGATGGCAAGTTCGTACGTAAACAATCTAAGGCTAGAAGAAATAGGGACAGGCGAACAAGCCGGAACGTGGGGAGATAAAACCAACGTAAACCTTGAGTTAATAGGGGAAGCGTTAGGCCACGGCACTAGAGCTATTGCTAACGCTTCTACAGATAACATAACTATTGCAGATGGTTCTTCTGACGCAGATAGAGCTATGTATCTAAAACTTACAGGCGGGGGTCAGGCTTGTACGATTACTCTCCTACCTAACACTTCGTCTAAAGTATGGATAATGCAGAACGACACAAGCTACACGCTTACTTTTACACAGGGTAGTGGAGCTAATGTAACTTTAGCAGCAGGGAAAGCTAAAATTATAGCTACCGATGGCGGCGGGTCAGGCGCTATAGTTTATGATGTACTTAATACATTTGCACCTGTACTAGCAGGCGTTACTATGACAGGAACAACTGTATATAACGCTTTAAATGATGGAACAACCACGTTAACAAGTACCGCCGCAGAACTCAATCGTTTAGATATAACCACACTAGGCACTTCTCAAGCATCGAAAGCAGTTACAGTAGACTCAAGCGGTGATTTACTTGTCCCTGACAGCGATAAGTTTAAATTTGGTAATGGTGGTGACCTTGAGATCTACCATGACGGTACTCATAGCTACGTTAGTGATGTTGGTACAGGAAACTTAAACCTTGTTGGTGCTAGTGTCCATATTCTTGGCACTGGCGAAACAATGGCAACATTTGTTGATGATGGTGCGGTTACTCTTTTTCACAACAATGCAGCTAAGATAGCTACAGCATCAGGTGGTGTTGCTGTAACAGGCCAACTAGATCTATCTAGCCATCTTGATATGCCTGACGATTCAAAAATAAAGCTAGGAACGGGTGATGACCTTGAGATCTACCATGACGGTACTCAT